ATCAAGTATGTATCCGAATGTATGAGTTGGAGACCTACCTGGGCGCAAACCTTACCCCTTGCTTGCGAAATAGGTGTTGGTGTTAATTATTCAGAATGTTCAGATAAAAAATCACTAGAGAAATGGGGCTTATCATGTTGAGATGGTTATGGAATAGATTTATGAAATGGGGTTGGGACTTTAATCATAGAGACCGTGAAGAAGTAATGGAACTTCCAACTCCACATAAGATGAGTGAGCCGACTGTGCGCTTAAATTTGTATCCAGCAATGAACGGTAGAGTGCTAGAGATTGCTACACCTAACCCCAATGCTCCAAGGCATGACTGGAATGTCGATGTATATATCATTACAGAAGGCGAGATACTGCACGATATATTAAGCCGAGGTGTCAAATGATTAACAAGTTCGAATGGTTTGTTATTTTTATTGTGGCAATCATTGTCATAACGGCAGGTGAGGTGATGCTCAAAGATACTAATCGGTATGTTAAATATGATTGTCGGTTGGTAGATGTCAGCCCCGATATGCCTGAAGATGCTAAACGTATTTGTAGGAGCAGAAGATGACACTACCTGATGAGAATATTGCTAAGGCAAAAGAACGGATGAAGCAGCAACAAGAACCAGTAGCATGGGTAGATAGTGTTTGGATTAATAGACCTGATTTGGCTATGGATTTAGGTATTGGAAAAATGTTTTCAAGATGTCAATTAACAGACAATCAAATACCACTTTACACAAAGCCACAGAATCTGACACTAAGTGACGAGGAAATGGACCATAGTTGGTTTAATTACGGTGAAGGTGAAATTAGTAAAGAAGCATTGAGGGCTTTTGTAAACTCAATACTAAATAAAGCGAGTGAGAAATGATAATTCAGATTCCAGTATTTACAGCAATTCGTTGGATGGTATTTGAACTAGGTAAACCTTTCCGTGGATTTGCTACTAAGCGTGAAGCCGATGAGTTTGCCAGTCAAGATTCAGCATTTGAAGTAAGACAGATACCTAAGCAGTATAAGCAATATGAAGCAGAAGAAGCGCCTTTCTAGGAGAATAGTATGAACTACAAACAATATAGCGATGATACAGTAGTAGCAATTAAACAAGAAAGTGTTTTGGAAGAAGCACAAAAGATAATTTATGGCGATAGAGAGAAGACCTATGGACATCCGAGTAAAAACTTGAGGGTGATTGCAGATTTTTGGGGTCAGTATTTAAACATGGAGTTGTCGCCTAAAGATGTTGCAGTAATGATGATTTTATTAAAGGCAGCTAGACTAAAGAATGATATTAACCATAGGGATTCTATTGTAGACATTTGTGGATATGCAGCATTGATAGAAAGGTGTGACGAATGAGTGATGGCGGAAAAGGAAGTGCTCCTAGACCTATACCTGATAGGAAAAGATTTGAAGAAAACTTTGACAAAATATTTGGTAAAAAGGAAAGGCGTGATGACAGCAAAGATAGCAAGAATCCAAAATGATGATATAAGACAGATGCTTTGGGTTGCGTGGTTTCCACTTGGTGTGTATTTAGATTTGTGGTGGAGATTTAGAAATAGTAAATCGTTTAATGAATTAGTGTGGGCTTCATGGGACTTAGGTTGGAACGGGTTGAAATGAAACAAAAGAAGAACCCTCCGAATGTAAACATGGATAATACCCATGAAGAGATTGCAAAGAGTTTAGGGATTAGTAGGAATGCTGTATATCAGATTGAAAAACGAGCTATAGCAAAATTTAAAAAAGCGTTGTGGGAAAAACATAAATTAAAGGTTGAAGATATATTATGAAAATGACTTGGTCGTATTCTTCGTTAAGTTTGTTTCAGCAGTGTCCTCGTAAGTATTATCATTTGCGGGTGGTTAAAGATCATAAAGAGCCTGAGACTACTGCTATCTTGTATGGTAAGGAAGTCCACTTGGCTGCTGAAGAATACATCCGAGATGGTAAGCCGATTCCACCACAGTTTTCTCAATTCAAAGAAGCACTAGACGTACTTAATAATATACCGGGAGAGAAGCTATGCGAATACAAGATGGGGCTAACAAAAGATTTACAGGCTTGTGGTTTTTTCGACGAGAACGTATGGTTCAGAGGAGTCGCCGACTTGCTTGTAATAAACGGAGACCTAGCGTATATAGTAGATTACAAGACTGGTAAGTCGTCACAGTTTGCTGATGCTAAACAGTTAGAGTTAATGGCACTTGCGGTATTTAAGCACTTCCCTGAAGTTAAGAAAGCCAAAGCTGGCTTAGCTTTTTTAGTTGCCGAAGACTTCGTGAAAGCCAACTACGACGTAGAAGAGTCACCGACTAAATGGATTAAATGGATTCAAGAAACCGACCGCCTAGCTAAAGCGCACGAGACAGGGGTATGGAATCCAAAACAAAACTTCACATGCCGCAAGTATTGTTTAGTTAAATCATGCGAACATAATGGAAAAGGATACTACAGATGAATGAAAACGACTTAAGAGATTGCTTTGCGATGTTTGCTTTGATTGGCATTATTTCAAAGATACCCTTGCAAGAAGTTGATGCTTCAGAAAAGAGAGAAGAATATGATAAAGCTGCAATAGGTGCTTATGATTATGCAGATGCCATGTTAGAAGCACGGAACCCAAAAGAAGAGATGGGTATTGCTAGTGTAGTTAAGCGCACTTATAAAAAGAAAGCTACAAGTTAGGGTATACCATGACTAGTGAAGAGATAGAGGAACTGCTCAAGAAAATGATTAGTGAAAACCCTGATTTTATGCCAAAATATGTGGTATTTAAAGACGGTACAACCTATTTTTACATGAAAGATGAGGACAGATATGCCATATGTCAACAAACCCCGCCCATATGCTAAAGAGTACGAGCAATATGATGGTACTGAAGCAGTTAAAAAGAAACGTGCTCAGCGAAATAAAGCTAGACGTATGCTTGAACGAGAAGGTGTAGTGCATAAAGGTGATGGGAAAGATGTTGACCATAAAGTCCCATTGTCTAAAGGAGGCAAAACGACTAGAAGTAATTTGCGTGTTAAAGACGCAAGTGATAATAGATCATTTAGCCGGAACTCAGATCACTCAATAAAAAAGAATAAACCAAAAAATGGAAATTCTAGATAATAAAGCTTTACTCATTACCACTAGGCGACCACATTTAGTTACCGAATGCATACCAAAAAGTAAAATCGTAGAATCTGATGGCGACGTACATAAGGTTGTAGTTCATTGGGGTTTAGATGAGGCTCAGGCTTTGTCTAACCTCAAGATTAAAAAGGTTCCATCCCCCATTCTTAAGGACTATAAGTGGCCGGGAGTATTCCCGCCTATGCAACACCAAAAGGATACGGCATCTTTTCTAACACTAAACCCACGTAGCTTTTGCTTTAATGAGCAAGGTACTGGTAAGACTGCATCTGCTATTTGGGCGGCAGATTATCTAATGACGATCGGCAAGATTAAGCGGGTATTGATTATCTCCCCATTGTCTATTATGCAGTCAGCATGGCAAGCCGATTTGTTTAAGTTTGCGGTTCATCGCAAGGTCGGTATTGCTTACGGGGATAAGATAAAGCGTAGAGCAGTTATCAATAGTGACGCTGAGTTTATTATTATTAACTATGATGGCATTGAGATAGTTTCTGACGATATTATTTATAACCAGTTTGATTTAGTTATTGTAGACGAAGCCAATGCATATAAAACCCCCACTACTAAGCGGTGGAAAATTTTAAATAACATCCTACGAAGCCGAGAAGGTATGTGGATGTGGATGATGACTGGAACACCTGCGGCACAAAGTCCTACCGATGCCTACGGCTTAGCCAAAATGTGCAATCCAAGCCGAGTACCTAGATTTTTTGGGTCGTTCCGTGATCAGACTATGGTAAACGTAAGCAAGTTCAGATGGTTGCCTAGACCTGATGCTAATAAAATTGTATTTGATGCCCTTCAACCAGCAATACGCTTTACTAAAGATCAATGTATTGATTTACCGGAGATTACTCATGTGTTTCGGGACGCCCCCCTTACTGCGCAACAGAAGAAATACTATGACCTCCTCAAAAAAGAAATGCTTATGGTTGCAGATGGTGAAGAAATTTCCACTGTTAATGCAGCTACAAACCTTAATAAATTACTCCAGATTAGTGGTGGCGCTGTTTATTCTGATACTAGCGCTGTCATTGAGTTCGATGTTAGTAATCGTTTACGTGTTGTACAAGAAGTTATTGAAGAAGCTAGTCATAAAGTTCTTGTATTTGTTCCATTCACGCATACAATAGAGTTACTCAAAGCGCATTTGAGAGGGGCAGGTATTACCTGCGAAGTTATAAATGGGGCTGTTCCGGTAAATAAACGTACTGAAATTTTCAAGAATTTTCAAGAAAACAATACGCTAAAAGTCCTGTTAATCCAACCCCAAGCTGCGGCACACGGTGTTACTTTGACTGCGGCAAATGTAATTATTTGGTATTCACCGGTTACTTCTATTGAGACATATCTCCAAGCCAATGCACGTATACACCGTCAAGGACAGAAAAACCCTATGACAATCGTACATATTAAGGGTAGTCCCGTAGAGACAAGACTATATCAAATGCTGCAAAATAAGTTAGATGTTCACGAGAAAATCATCGACTTGTATCAAAATGAAATAAGTGAAAAAAATACTTGACAGGGTCAAGTTTAGTAGTTTAGTATTGATTTAACGGGCATAGACCCGCATCACTAATTAAGGAAAACTTTATGAACGATAGACTATCGCTTGAACAACTTGTCGCTACTTACGTAAGAATATATACAGCACGTGAGACTGAAGAGCGTGCATGGAAGCAGAGAGAATCTGAACTTACAG